CGCGATAGCCCCTCGCCCCTCGCGCGCTGTCCCAAAAATTGACGGCCTCCCGGCCGACAGGAACGAGCGATGAAGTCCTCCCGAACACGAGCCGCGCGCGCAAAGCTGCCACCGGCGCCCTCGTCGACGCCCGACGTGTCCTACGCCGAGTACCTCCGCGCGAGCCTCATCCAGCTCGAGACGGCCGCCGTGAACGCAGCCGAGGCCGGTAGCTGGCAAGCGGTGAGCACGCTCAAGCTCCGCGCCCTGGACTGCCGCGTACGACTCGACGAGGAGATCGCGAAGGCCTCGTCTCCTGACGCGTCGATGTCCGACGAGCAGCTCCTGTCGATCATCGTGGCCGCGGTGGCGTCGATGCCGCCGCAACACCTCGAACGCATCGAGGACGCCGTCGACATGCGCCGCGGCGGCAAGGTGGTACGGCTCGCGAGTGGGGGCGCGTGAGCCTCTCCGCTGGTTGACATGTTGTCATTCGTTCGTGTATATTGACGTCATGCCAACATCATCTCGCTTTGCTGAACTCGCGCGCTCCTGGCGCCCCGATGGCTTGACACAGGCTGAGGCGGCTCGCCTGCTTCGTGTCGTCCCGAGCACACTCAACAAGATCGAGCAGGGCGAGCGCGGCGCGGCGCCGTGGGTGCTCGACAGGATGGCGGAGGTCTACGGCCTTTACCCCGACGACATCGCGGCGGGAGTGGCCGCGCTCGCGGCTGACTACGAGGCCCGTCGAGTAGACGATGCCGCCGTCGAAGTGGAGGGCCTGTGATCTCCTCTCATCCAGCCGCCGAGCTGTTCCCATTCATGTCCGACGAGGAGCTTGCCGAGCTCGCCGCCGACATCCGCGCCCACGGCCTCCTTGAACCCATCGTGCTGCTTGGCGGCCTGGTGCTCGACGGCCGCAACCGCCTCCGCGCGTGCGAGGCGGCCGGCGTCGAGCCGAGCTTCATCGAGTGGGACGGGAGCGGCGATCCTGCGGTGTGGGTGCTCTCCAAGAACCTCAAGCGGCGGCACCTCTCCACGTCGCAGCGGGCGATGGTGGCGGCCAAGCTGCTCGGCTACTACGCGGGAGAGGCAAGGGAACGGCAGCGCGCGAACGGTGGCGACCGAAAATCGCAGGTGGCAAATTTGCCACCTGCGATTGAGGCCGGCGCCCCGGAGAAGTCCAAGGCCCGCGACGACGCCGCCCGCGATCTCAACGTGTCGCCTCGCACCGTCGAGCACGCGGCGACGGTCATTGAGCGCGGCATCCCCGAGCTTGCCGCCGCAGTCGAGCGCGGCGCGGTGGCGGTGTCCGCGGCGGCCGAGGCTACCCAGCTTGAGCCCGAGGAGCAGCGGCGCGTTGTCGAGCTTGTCGAGGCCGGCGCCTCGGGCGCCGAGGCCATCCGCGAGATCAAGCGCCCGCACGTCGCGAACAACAGCGGCGACAACGAATGGTACACGCCGCCCGAGTTCATCGAGGCCGCGCGCCTCGTGATGGGGAGTATCGACCTTGATCCGGCCTCCTCCGAGGTGGCCAACCGCACGGTAGGTGCCGAGCGCATCTACACGGCGGCCGACGACGGCCTCAAGCTCGTGTGGGAGGGTCGCGTTTGGATGAACCCCCCCTACGAGAAGGGACTTATCGACCGCTTCGCCGAGAAGCTCCGCGCCGAGGTGGCGGCCGGCAACGTCAAGGAAGCCGTGGTCCTCGTCAATAACGCGACGGACACGCGCTGGTTCGCCACGCTCTGCGAGGTCGGCTCCATGCTCTGCTTCCCTACGGGGCGCGTGCGCTTCTACAAGCCCGACGGCGAGCGCGGCGCGCCCCTGCAAGGGCAGGCGGTGATCTACATCGGTGGCCACCATGAGGGGTTCGCTCGCGCGTTCGCCAGCTTCGGCATGGTCGCGAAGGTGGTCGCGAAGGTGGTCGATGGATAAGGCCACCTTCCTCCGAAATCTGGAGTACGGCCACATCGGCGAAGAGTTCGCCCGTCGGCACCTCGCCTTGTGTGGGTTTCATGTGGTTTCAGTCTATGCGGATGCCGAGGATAAGGCGCCGAAGGTTTACGTCGGCGACCGCGTGATAACGGCCGCCGACCTGTTCTTCGTCGACGCCAAAGGCCGCGCCAATTGGGTCGAGGTCAAGAGCAAGACGAAGCCGGGCTACAAGTACAGCGGTCCTTGTCGCGGGTTCGAGCATGGCGTTGACTTCCGCCACTTCGATGGCGACTATCGAGAGCAGGCGTCGCGCGCGCTGTTCTGGCTTGTCGTGCGCGAAGAGCTCACCATGCCGGGCGGTGATCCCGCCTGGGTGCCGCCGCCCGCGCCGAAGGGCGCTGACGGAAAGCCGGACTATCGCGATTACGAGCGCCACTTGGTGCCCGGCCCAGTGTGGCGAGCCATCTCGTTTAGGGATGCCGAGAGGCTGGGCCGACGTGTCGACGGGTGGTCTGGTCATAAGGCCGGTTGGTTGTGGCCCGTCTCCGCTATGACGCGGTTTACGTTGATCGAATGAGCCTCTCCGCGCTCGCATCGGCCGCGCACGTCCTCGGGCAGCGGGCGCACGCCGACCCGCTGGCGTACTACCGCCCGACGCCGCCGCAGCTTCGCTTCCTTCAGTCGACGAGCCAGATCAAGCTGTTTCGCGCCGGCAACCAGGCCGGAAAAACCTGGGCCGGCGTCGCTGACTGCATCTGGCGCTGTCTCGGCGCGCACCCGCACACGTTGGTCAAGTCGGCGCCCATCGAGGCCTGGATCGTCGTCGTGTCGTGGGAGCAGTCGCTCTCCATCCAGGGCAAGATCTGGCAGCTCTTGCCGAAGGATCAGATCGAGGGCGACTGCGAGTACACGCCGGGCAAGGGCTTCCGGGGCAAGGTGCCCATCGTCCGATTCAAGAACGGCAGCATCCTCCGCATCCGAACCGTCAACCAGGGCGCGCTGGCGCTCGCGGGCGCGACGATCGACTACGTCCTCATCGACGAGCCGCCGCCCGAAGCCATCTGGAGCGAGCTCGCCGCGCGCGTCCTACGCCAGCGGGGCCGCATCGCGATCACGCTTACGCCGATCGGCCTGCCGCTTGGCTGGCTCCGCGCGCTGGTTGAGTCCGGCGAGGTGGAGGACATCCACACGCCGTTGACGGTTGAGGCCACCACGCCGATCGGCGGGCGTCCGCTCCTGCGGGCCGACGACATCGCGAAGCTCGAGGCGCAAGTCCTGCCCATGGAGCGCGCCCAGCGCATTCATGGCGAGTGGGAGGCGGGCTTTACCGAGGGCCGGGTGTTCGTGCAGTTCGACCACACGACCATGGTGCGCGACGAGGCGCCGACGGGCGAAGCACAGATCGCCATCGGCATCGACCACGGGAAGGAGTCGGGCGCGCAAACGGCGGTCATGGTGGCGGTGACGCGCTCGCGCGACAACGAGCCCCGGATCACCGTGCTCGACGTGGTGTCCAGCAACGGGATGACGACACCCGAGGATGACGCCGCGCAGATCCTGTCGATGATCAAGCGCGCCGGGCTCCGGTGGGAACAGATCGACCGCTGGGTCGGCGACCGCGCGGCCGTGTCGCGACGTGGGGGCGCGCTCAAGTCGAACGCGCTCCTCGTTCAAGCGTTCGAGAAGTCGCTCAAGATCCCGATCGGGACGTGGCCCGCGAGGATTCATACGGCGTACAAGCCGGCCGGCTCCGTGTTCCACGGCTACCGCGTGCTCCAGGCCGCGATGTTGCGCGGCGACTTTGTCATTCACCCGCGCTGCAAGCGCCTTATAGACGACCTCGGCAAGTTCGACGGCCGGGCGGCGAGTGAGCACAAGCACACGATCGACGGGCTACGCTACGCGCTCGAGCTCGTGACGCGTCGGCAGTACCAGCCGCAGCTCCTCCGCATCGGATAGGATGACGCCATGAACGCCAGCATGACCGCTCCGATGCCGCCGGCCCCCGGCAACCCCGACGAGGCGCGCCGCGTCGAGCACACGCGACACCGATACGCCATGATGGAGGGGCGGTGGCAACCGATCCTTGAGAGCTACATGGAGACGCAGCTGGGCAGCGTCCGGCGCGCGGCCATGGGCCTCGTGGATATCTCGTACTGTGCGCTCCGGACCACGTCCTACGAGCTCGCGACGCTCTACGACGCCGAGCCCGACGTGAAGCACAACCAGCTCGCGTCGCCCAACATCGACCGGCTCGTCGGCTCGGCAGGCAGCATCGCGCGCTCCGGCCTCTGGTCGCAGATGTCGCGCTTCCAGGCCTACACGCTCGCGCTCCGTGAAATGTGGATGCGCGCGGATGTCGAGGACGGGCGCCTCGTCTACCGGCCCGTTCCTCCGCACATGACGATGGCCGAGGCCGATCCGGCGCGCCCGAACGTGCCCACGCTGTTCGGCGAGCTCCGGCTGCGTCAGGTCGACGCGCAGCTCCTCTGGACGTTCGAGGTCTGGGACATTCGCAACCTCGCGAACCCTACCTACCGGGTCGTCGAGGCGCTGGACGGCTGGAAGTTCGGGCGCGACCTGACGCGCCTTGTGCATGGCGCGACCTACGACGGCGCCAACTACCCGGCGTCCTGGCGCCGCGCGAACGGGACGCCGATCATCCCGGCGATCCTCTACCACGCGTCCACGTACGGCGATCGGCTCTTCGATCCGTTCGCGAACATCGAGCTTTACACCGGCTCTCTCCAGCTCGGGCTGTTCTACAGCTACCTTGCCCACTGCATCCGCGACGCCAGCTACCCGCAACGGTACGCCGTCGGCGTTCGTGTCGCCGGCATGGACGCGTCGGACCTGGGGAGCCGCGCCGCGCGCTCCGAGGTGACGACGGACCCGACCACGATTCTGATGCTCGATCCCATCGCGGAGACGAGCCAGCCGATGATGGGCCAGTATCAGGCCGGCGCGGACGTGGAGAAGCTCGAGGCGGTGATCGCCGCCGTGGCGCACCGGCTCGCGACCGACGCCGGCCTCGCGCCGTCGGAGCTCCAACGCACGTCCGGCTCCGCGCGCTCGGGCTACGCCATCTCGCTGTCCCAGGAGGGCAAAAGGCAGGCACAGCGCCGGTACATCATGCAGTTTCGCGCGTCTGACGAGGCGCTCGTCGGCTTGTCGGCCATCCTCTACAACCGATGGAGCGAGGCCAACTCGGAGCCGACGAACTACCCGGAAGGCGGGTACTCCGTCATCTACCGTGAGATCCCGCTGTCGCCGCAGGAGATGGAGGCGCGACGGAAGCACGTTCTCGAGATGCTCGCCGCCGGGCTGATGTCCGAGGTCGACGCGTTGCGGTTCTTCGGCTCGCTGTCTGAACAGGACGCTATCGCCCAGCTCGCCGCGATTCGCACAATGCGGACAGAGACGCCGCCGACGCCGCCGCCGGAAGGAGGAACGACGCCAACGCCGACGGCGCCTGCCGACGACGTATCCCACGCCGAGGCCATGGCTGAAGCGGTGGACGAGCTGGTAGCGTCCGAAGAGGCCGTCGCTTTGCTCCTCGAGGCGGCGACCGGCGACCAGGCCGACACGCTACGCGACCTGCTCGCCAGCATCCGCGAGGCCCGCGGCTACCTGACGGGCGCCCCTGTCGAGGCCGCCGAGTAGTGCCGCTCGACTTGCGCCCGCCGGCCACGGTCGCCGCCGCCGCGCGTCGCGGCCTTGAGCTGCGTCGCGAGTTCGGGCGCGGGGGCACGGTCGTAGGTGTCGCGCGAGCGCGTGACTTGAGCAACCGGCGCACGCTCTCGATCGACACCGTCCGCCGCATGGCGTCGTTCCTGTCGCGTCACGCCGTCGACCTCGAGGCGCCCGCGGCGACGCCCGGACATCCCGACTACCCGAGCCCCGGCCGTATCGCGTGGCTGCTCTGGGGCGGCGACGCCGGGCGCCGATGGGCGAGCAAGATTCTAAAGCAAGAAGCTCGGCTTCAAGCCGAAACGAAGGGGTACGCATGAGCGAAGAAGTGACCACGGAAACCACGGACCAGGGCGCGGCCTCCGCGCGGATTCGCCAGCTCGTGGCGCGCGTCAAGGAACTCGAGGG